GATACTCTTATTTTCTTAAGATATTTTTTTATTTCTTTTCTGATAGTTATTTCTATGGCATTTCCGCCGCTCATTACCACCACTACTAAAGCCCTCCAAACTTATTTAGAACATTTAGGTCATTCGCTCAATAAACTTAACCAATTAAATTCTTATCGCCGAAAGCGTTTTCAGCGTAGGCAAGCAATCTGTGTACTAGCTACTTATTTTTTGGAATACATGGATATTATTACCCTAAAGGTAGGATTTCATGATCGTTTTGGTAATTTTGTAAATTATGGTAATTTAAATTTTATTTCTAAAAAGACAGGATTAACGTTAACGCGGCTTAGACGCGCATTACGTGATTTGGCGAAAGCAGGTTATATTTTCTTAGAACAAATTTGCTATAAAACACGAAATGGTTTAATTAAAACTGTTGATTATATTAAAACATTTACACATAAATTTTTCTATGATTTAGGCATGAAACATTCAGATATTGTTTCGCAACAACATTACATGCGAAAGCGGGCAGAAATGCAACCTCAACGTTACGCCAAATCGATTCCTCAGGCGATTGCAGATACCCTTTTCCCTGTTACTCCTTCTGTTAAACGAACTCGCTTTATAAGTCAACCTAAGGTGGTTCCTATGCTCACAGAACAAGAGAAAGCCAGTCTTACTTCTCGTGGCCCGATTAAGTCTAAACTGACCGCTGATCAAAATAAATACATTTGTGATCATGCATTGGAATTATTCAAGAATAAACCGCCCGATGATCCCAGGTCTATTACTGAAATAGCCAAAAGAATCCGTGAAGATTTTCTCCACGAAGCCTCCCTATTAGCCCAAGCGGCTTAACTGATTACTTTTTAGTCATACTGATTATTATTTAATCAATATTTATTTCTATTTTTCTTAAAAAATCTGCTTATTTTCATTTTATCCACAGGTGGTTCAAAATATGAACAATCGTTATCTTATTTGAAATATTAAGTGTTATACACTCCCCCTGTTATCTGTAACACTATTACTACACAATACAATCATTCATTTACAAATATATTTTTTTAAGAAGAATAATTAGTTGAAGCTCGACCAAAGTCAGGAAATCCAACGTAGGGATTTCGATAGAAGAAGAAAAAAGAAATAAGGGAAAAAAGAATTGATAGATAAGAGAGAATTTGTTAACTTAGAAGAATAACCAGAAACCAATACGCGCAATCCCTATAATGGCGCAAACAATCAATAAAAATATTAATAGGTTATGCATGTGATAAGCGATGAAACAATTAGGTTATATGATCAACTTTGTGTTGAACGAAAAAAGGAAGCTCAACGTTATATCATGTCTTTTAAATGTCATCAACCTATTTCACCTCCTAAACAAGAACCTTTATCCCCTATTTTTAAAAGTAAACCTACTTTTGTGGATTGGAGCGAACAAAACAATAAGAGTGAAAGAGCAGCCCCTAATTTAGAAGGATTGTGGTAAGTTTATATTGAAATTTCCATATTTAGTCTTTTGATTGTTTAGGTATCCTGATCAAATATTTACGGATATCATTTTCTAGTTTTTCCATGTCTATATATTGTTTATAATCATCATGTCTTGTAAAATCCTTTATCCTATTTTCAAGTAAAATCTTCCTTATAATAATTTCAGTGCAATAAATTTCATAGGGAAGTAAAATGTCTTTAATTGTGTAATCAATGCGAGTAGGTGGGTGGGCCAATAGAAGACAATAAATTTCATAGGGAAGTGAAGTGTTTTTAAATACGCAAGCGTCACCAATCCGAAGAGGTTGGTTGGTCAATTGAATACAATCAGTTAAAGTATCAAAAAAATGGCCTTCTGATATGTGCCAGTGTTTTAATTTTTCATACATTCTTTCGAGACGAGGTAACGAATCTAAAAGTATTTCATAATCTTGTTGTTCTTTTATTTTTTTTTCTTTTTTTATTGCTTCATATTTATTATAAAGCTTAGACATTATAGCCATTATTTGTTTTCTGCATTATTTGAATGGTGTATTACATGATGATAGAAATCATCTGCTACATGAAAAAATGCATGTATTCCTGTAGTGATTACAGGCATAGAGGCACATGAACAAAGTAATAAACAAAGGCTAATTAAAATAGTTTTTTTCATAATTTGTTTCTTGTTAAATATTTCAGTCTATTATTAAATATTGTAATACAATCTCTCAGTTCTTTTTGAAATAGGTTATATTCTTTTGAATGTTTGTTTATTTTGTAAGTGCCTGCTACATAAAGATGGTCTAATCCCATTAATATATTTTCAATTCTATACTTTTTTAATTTTCTAAAACATGCCCATTGGCTCTGCCTTATTCTTTCGGTACTAACTCTCATTATTTTTGCTACCGATGAATTTGTAGCTTTTTTCTTTTTACCATAAAGCAAAGTTAAAGCCATGCATTCTTGTGCATTTAAAAATCCAAACATAGTTACAATATGTTTTTGTGTTTTTGTCGATAAATTACTTTTTTCCATGGATTATTTTAAACGAATTGAAAAATAAATGTCAAGTCATTACATTTGCTATGTTTGTAGTGCGTTGTTTAGTATGTATAATTAGGTAATAATGATAAAAATCAATTTAAGGTAGATAAAATATGTCAAATTTGATAAAATTTACTATTAAATCCAGTTTAGATACGCATTTTTCAAAAGATTGCATTGAGATTCCTAAATTTCTATTTTGTGAAGAAATGCGAATGAAACATGGATTAGATCCTATGGAGATAGTATTAAAATCTTATAATGGCACAATCGATAAAGATACAGAGTGGCTAGGTTTTCTGAGGGGTTATCTTATCTATAATAGCTTTTGGATTGATGTATTGTTTATTAAACCGAATTATCGATGTTTGGGAATAGGAAAGTCGCTTCTAAATCATGTAATGTCGGTTATTCAAGCTGACTTTATCCAGGTAGAAACGTTTACGTTTCAAGCAGAAGGTTTTTATAAAAAAATGGGATTTGTCGAATTTGCACGTATTCCTTATTTCGATGACATTTCTAAAGTCTACTTCAAGAAGTCATTAAAATGAGAATACAAAGCAATATGGCTCGTTTAGAAAAAATCTCTGAAATTCAACATGTTCAATTTTCTCAACACATTGCTATTAATGATTATCAGATTGATTTCTTGTTAAGCGGGAAGAAATATATTCCTTCGCCTACGGGCTTATTACTTCACCAATCCAATAATATTTTAACCACAGTTAAAGGTCCTTATGGATCGGGAAAAACCACTATGTGCATAATGGATATATTGCTTAAAACATGTGCTATGCAAGAATGGTTTAAAGGAAGACGAAAAGCACGTTGGTGTGTGGTTCGTAATACCACTCCTGAATTAGCAAGCACCACCTTAAAAAGTTGGGATTATTGGTATGAAGGATTGGGAAATATTGCTCATCGTTCTAAACCGCTTTTAACGAGAGAATATGAGTTTAATGACGGAAAAGGAGTTATTGAATTGGAAGTTATATTTCTTCCCTTGGATCGAGAAGATGATTTAAGAAAAGTAAAATCATTAGAAGTAACGGGTGTTTATTTTAATGAGCTCTGTGAGCTTCCAGCAGGAGTTGTCTCCCATTTTGGGGGTCGTATCAATCGTTATCCTCCTCCCAGTCAATTAAAAGGATATTGGTCAGGAATGATAGCCGATACGAATCCTCCTGATTCGGATAGTTGGATGTATCGTACTTTTGAACACGAAAAGCCAAAAGGTTATTTATTATTGAATCAACCGCCTGGACTTATTAAAGAAGAAGGAAGTTATAAGGAAAATCCTAAGTGCGACAATCGTGCGAATCTTTCCGATGTGTACTATACAACACTTGCCACAGGACAAACCGAAGAATTTATTAAAGTTTACTGTCTTGGTGAATATGGAACGGTAATATTTGGTAAAAAATGTTATCCTGAATACAATGATGATTTACACAGTGTTGAATATATTGATGCATTGGCAGGTGTTCCCATTCACTTGGGCTTTGATTTCGGACTCGATCCTACTTGTGTTATTGTTCAAATGATATCCAATGGTCAGATTAGAATCATAGATGAAGTATGCAGTGAGAATATGAGTCTCACACAAATGATTGAAATGCGATTAATGCCTTTATTGGCATCGAAATATAAAGACTTTGAAATTGGAGATGAAAGTGTAGGGGATCCTTCAGGGAATACACCTCAAGATACGGACGGTAAAACCTGTTTAATGTTACTCCGTCAATTTGGATTGAAAGTGAGATCTGCTTTAACGAATGACATTGTGCCTAGATTAAATGCAGTTAAATTTTTCTTAAATAGGTTAACGGACGGAAAACCTTCTTTATTATTATCTCGTCAAAGTTGCCCTGTATTACGAAAAGGATTTTTAGGAAAATACCACTTTAAGCGGGTGAGTGTCATTGGAGAAGAACGTTATCATGATAAGCCTAATAAAAATGAATATTCTCATCCGCAAGATGCATTACAATATATTTGTCTTGCATTTGCTCACGAAAAAGTATCGAGTGCCAATAAGGCAAAAGCCATTAATATCTCTAACCCTGTTATGAGACTATAAATATGAGTTCTACAAAATATCTCAGTCCTTTACCTGAACCTACTTTATCAGAAGCTGCTTCCAATGAATTAGAAAATCAACGATTAGAAAAATTGGAAAAAGCCGATATTAATGAAAGCGATGTGTTGGGAGGACTTCATACTAATTTAGGTGCTTGGACAACTTATTGGACAAACAATACCACACGCGCTAAAGAAGATAGTAAATTTCTTTATGAATCTCAATGGTCAGCGGCTGAAAAATCAGAATTTGTCCGATTACAAAAAACATACATGGAAGCGAACCAATTACATGATCCGTTCCGTAAAATTATTGCCGAAGAACGTAAAAATCCACCCGGGATTGCTGTGCGTTCTAAAGCAGGTAAAGCGACTCAAAAACAAATTGATTTGCATGAAGATATCTTGAAAACCATTTCTTATGATTCTGATGCATTGATATCCTATGAAATTGCATTTAAAAATGCTGTTTCTAGAGGCTGGGGTGCTATTCAAGTAAACATGGATTATGAATCCAATAATAGTTTTGATAAAAAAGTATTTTATGAATTAATTAATAATGTTAATGATGTATTTTGGGATCCGCGTGCACAAAAGAAAAGTAAAGAAGACGGAGATTATTGCGGTAAGATTTTTCAAATGACGCGAGAAGAATTTAATGCCGCTTATCCTAACATTGATTTACCACAATCTTTTAGTGATCCTTTTAGTATAAAAGAAAGTTTTGTGTGGTTAACAAAAGAAACCGTGGGTGTTTGCGATTATTGGGTAAAAGAATGGTTTACCAAAGAAATTGTAGAATTAGATAACCAACAAAAAGAAGTCATAACACGTGAAGAATATGATGAACTTGAAAAAGAATACAATAAAACACGTAAAATAGTAACAAAAGGATTTTTACAGAAAATTAAACATTATAAAACGGATCAAGATGCAGAAATGTTATCCGAATCAGAAATGCCTACTTTCCCTCAAATTAGACAAAGTAGAATCACGCAAGATTATCGAATAAATTATTATAGATGCATACAAAATAAAATAGTTGATTTTAGAGAATGGCCTGGAACAAAATTACCGCTTATTTATGTAGACGGAGATTCAGAATATTTAGAAGGAATGCAAAATACTTATTCATTTATACATTATGCAAAAGATACACAACGATTTATTAATTATGTGCATTCTGAAGTGGCTAATCAAATAAAATCTTGTAATCACACTCGATTTTTAGTCACTCCTGATAATGTTATTGGACATGAACAAGCCTGGAAAAATCCCGATTCTCAAGTGGGCGGTTTACTTTATAATCCCGATACTCTTACACAGGAAGGGCCGATTATTGTTCCTCCTCAAGAAATATCACAAAGTTTATTGATGCAATATCAACGAGCTGTTAATGATTTAAAAGCTATCATCGGATTTTATGATGTTAATTTAGGCGCTGAATCAGGCGAGACTAGCGGTATTGCTATTCAAAATAGAGGAATACAAGGAGGGTTAAGTGCCTTTATTTATTATGACAATTTAGCTTATGCCGTTAAACAAGCCGCTTTGGTTGTTCTAGATTTAATGCCGAATGTTTATGATAATCCGCGAACTTTTAGTATTAAACGCGATAGCGGAGATATTGATAATTTAAAGATTAATCAACCTTTCCCGGATGGCAGTATTAGAAATCAACTCGAAAAATTAGATTTTGATATTGAAATTACCCCGTCTGCTGCGAGCGTGATGCAGAAACAACAAATGCTTCAAACACTATTACAGTTGGTACAAACCTATCCACCAAGTGCGCCTTTAGTGGGCGATATTATTGCTAAGAATTTGGATAGTCCAGATATGCCAACCCTAGTAGAACGTTTCCAAACATTATTACCTCCTCAAATTGTTGCTAAAGAAAAAGGAATGCCACCTCCTCCGCCACAACCCAATCCAGCGGAACAAGAAATACAGATGAAGATGCAAGAAATTAAAATGAAAATTCAGGATCAGCAATTAGAACATAAACGAAAAACAATGGATATAATGCAAAAACAAGATGAATTAGAGCATAGAAAGAAAATGGAACAACTTGAATTTTCGTTGGAATCTTTAAAAGTAGAATTAGCGGCTAAAGAAGCAGAAGGAAACCTAGGTATAAATATGGTAAGATCATCAACGGAAATAACAAAAGCAAAAATGGATCATGCCACTGAACTCTTAAAAGTGGGCCATACTATTCAACGTAATAGAGCAAAAGACCTGCAAGAGTAATCTTCTAGGCTTTAGCCTAGGAGATTATATGAAATATATTTATTTCGTGATTGCTTTTTTTATAACCAGTTTATTATTAGGAATAGCTCCTTTAAAAGGAGAAACAATTATTATGCCAAAATTAACAATAGATAATAAAACTGATTATACTTTATATATAAGCACGCAAAATCGTCATTTATTTATTCCTACTCAAATCTTACCTAATAAAACCACTGTCTTTATTCTTCCTGCTAATTTTTCTACGACTTATCCATTATCGGGCACGTGTATTATCTATGGTTTCTATGGCTTGCCCTGGTCACAATGGCAATTTACTTATGATTTAAGTGCTCCTTTCTCTTATGCCTTCGAAATGTCAAGAATACATAATTATGTTAATTTCGACGTCATCAATCAAACAGATGGCTGGGACGTTATTGCGACTAACATTACAAAAGATACAATGTAAAGAAAGGCACTCCAAAAAGCGCCGCCTTTTTAAAGCGGCCGATGAGCGCCTCGCGCCTTTTATAAAATAATTAGTACTTCTACTAAATTTAGTAAATAGTCTAAATTACTATAAATCTTACTAATATTATGAAATACATTTTTTTTGGATACATGATTTCATTGTCATTAATTGCATTGTTATTAACAGGGTGTTTATTGATAGAAGTTGTATTCAATCATGCACCTTGCGCAATCAATTGCAGTGTAAAGCGTTTGAATTAATCACAATCACACAAAATTCGTCAAGTCAACCGCCCATTTCTTGCATTTTTTGGGCGGTGTTCAAAACTTTTCTAAGCTCTATGATCCCCACCTTTATTTGCAGACTGCTCAAAAAATAATTGGTTAAGTTTCTTGATCATTATTCTTTGAATGTATTATTTACCTATTGACATTACTTTTTATGTTAATTAAGATAAGTAATAGTAATTGCATACGAGCGCTTCAGACTCGGGGAAACGCGATTCCATAAACGCGGGGCATACACGATAGCCAATAAACGTGGGGCGAAAAGCCAGAGAGTGATATGACAGTTGATACTCAGAATACGATTGAAAACACGACATCTTCAGATGTGGCTGCTATTCCTGAGCCGGTAACGCAAAATGAAGCGAATCTCGTTCCTCAAGAAGAGGAATTGCCCCGTATTATTAAGGAAAGGTTGGGCAGGCAAGAGAAGAAGCATTTTAAAGAAATGCAAATGTTGCAAAGCCAAATTGGCGAACTGCAAAGCAGAATAATGCAACAAAGCATTCCTAATGCATATTCCCCACCTGCGCCTAATACCTCCTATATGGGACAAGCGCCCGCAGGTTCAGTGAGAGAAGAAGTACAAGCTGCCATGCAAGATTTAATTAGGCAGCAGCAGCAACAAACTATACAACAAGCAGAAGAAAGAAATCAGCAATATATTCGTCAACAGAATATGCAGTTAGAGTCTGAACTTTCAGAAGCGAGTAACACTTACGAAGATTTTGACGAGGTAGTTATAAAGGATGCAAGCTTGCCTATTACGCAAGAAATGAAACAAGCCGCCTTTTTATTTCCTCATTCAAATGCAGCAGATGTTTTCTATCATTTAGCGAAAAATCGCGATGAAGCCAACCGTATATCACGTCTACATCCCAATGCTCAGGCGAGAGAAATGATTGTGCTATCGAATAAAATTGCTGCTAAAAAATCTACGGTATCGAACGCGATTTCACCGATGCCTTCCTTAAAAACTAATCCAGCAAAAGCACCCAGTTCTCAAAAGCCTATGCATACAAGATCGGTTTCTGAATTAAGAACCTATCTTAAAAGCGTAAAAATGTAATAAACATTTGGTTATTTGAACAACTCGGAGCTTATTCATGTCTTATCCTACAAATACGTTTGAAACAACGTCACTTGTTTCTAATACGGCATTGGCTATGTTTGCCAATAACTGTCCTTATGTAATGACCTTATCGCGTGTCTATCAACCTGAATTTACTAATACGGGTTACAAGATTGGCGATACTATTCAAATGAGAAGGCAAAATCAGTTTGTGGTGGGTAATGGTCAAGCTATTGCTTCTATCAATGCGGTAACAGAAGCGGTTGAAACACTCACTATTGCAAATCAGTTTAACGTTCCAATGAGTTATTCTCAGCAGGATTTAACGTTAAGAATGGATGATTTTAATCGCATTATATTGCAGCCCGCTATTCAGGCTATTATTAGTCAAGCAGAAATTTCTGTTTCTAATGCAGCTGAAACGCAATTAAACTTTTTTACGGGTTCAACTTCTAATCCGATTAACTCATTTGCAACCATTGATAATGCAGGTGCTAAATTGTTAACAATGGGTGTTAATCTTTATTCAGATGCATATTTAAATATATCGATCCCAGACGGAAGTGCTTTGAAAAATTCATTTGTGAATGGCGGTTCTTCTGTATTTACGCCTGTTTTCAATGAAGATATAGCACGAACCTCCAGCATTGGACATATCAGCTATTTTGATGCGTTCCAATCGCAAAATCTTACAACGCATACGGCAGGTGTTGGCCCTGTTACGCATCCTACGGATACCCTAACAGTTAATGGAGCAGTTTCTTCAGGTAGTACGATTATTCTTCAAGGTGCTACTGCTTCTGTTACTAATTACTTTGTAGCCGGTGACTTGATTAGCATTGGAGGCGTACAAGCGTTGAATCCTATTAATCAACTTGCTATTCCAGGAAACATGCAGTTTGTAATCACAGCAGCCGCTAATTCCAGTGCGGGCGGTGCAGTTACTATTACCGTCAGTCCTTCTATTATAACGACGGGTAATAGTCAGAACGTGACGAATGCCATTGCAGATGATGCTCCTGTTACCGTTCAAGGAAGCCATGTTTTAAATGTGGCCTATCCTATGCGCGGTGCTGATATTGCTTGTCCTCCTTTAGCTAAATTGGAAGTTCCTTACTTCTCAGTTGCTACCGATCCAGAGACAAGATTGTCACTTTCCGTAGCACAATCTGCTGATATTTTGGCAGGCGTTAATATTATGCGTATCGATATGTTAATGGGTATTCAATGGCATCCTCAATACGCGTGTAAAGTTCTTTCACAAGCTAACCAAACACTCTAATTATGCTTCATTGTGTTTGGGATAAGATGGGACAGCGTCAAATCGTTGTCCCCACTAGATTTAAAGAACTTCTTAATACGGGCAATTATTTTGATTGCCCCCAAAAAGCGAGAGATTATTATGATAAACAACCAATCCAGTGGTATAAACATAAAGTTTGTGACACCCGCTTCTCTACAAATGACAGCGGAAACACCAACATTGGCATCCAAATTCAAGAAACTCGATGCAGCACAGACGAACGACGGGATGCATGCCCAGAGCCTGGGAGTCAAATTGTTCGGCGGCGCAGGCGACAACTTCCCCGTCAAGACACGCAGCGAGTAAGCGATGCCACAACTATCGAGAACTGCGAATGACTTGATAGTTCAGGCATTTTATCGCCTGGGCGAATTTGCCGTAGGTGAAACCATACCGGGTGCAGACGCCAGTATTGCCCTAACGCAACTTAATCTTTTACTAGATGATTTTAGTTCAAGTGGCGTCTATATTCCTTATGTAACCGAATTCACCTTTAATATGATACCAGGGCAAGCGTCCTATTCGGTTTCTGATATCATTTCAGCAGATATTACCAATCCTAGAATTGTTGATCTTTTAAATGTTAATTTAACATTAAATGATATAATCATATTTCCCATTCGTATTGTGAGTCGAACAACATTTTCTAATATGGTAAGGATAAATCAACCTCCCTTATCAACACGTCCTGGAATGGTATTTTTAGATGAACAGCCTTTCCAAAGTTTCTTAACTTTCTATCCTTCTCCCGACCAAGCTTATCCCATTAGTGTTAATGCGAAATGCATGATTAATGAAGTAAGTTATACCAGCAGCCTTCAATTTCTACCGCCTTATTTTTGGCTTTTTTTACAAATGGCGTTAGCGAGAGATTTGAAAAGTTTTTATCCATCTGGAAATTGGCCTGCAGAAGCAGAAGATAAATATCAAAAGGTATTTAGAAATTTACGAAATGCAAACGAATTAGATTTAACCATTACCCCTTCTGCTATTTTAAATTCAAAGGGACCAATGTATTGGGCAAACATTTTTTCTTATCCTTAAAAATATGCGTGAAGATTTCCCCATTACGGGTAATACGAATGAACAAAGAAAGATACAAATTGATAATGAACAGACTATTAATTTGTTTGAATTTGTGGATGTAGATGCTAAAAAACCAACTATGTTGGTACCAACAGGAGGTTTAACACTTTTTGATGATCAAACGGAAACAGTAGGAGCTACTTTTGGAACACGAGGAAGTTTTATATGGGAAGTGGACGGAGCAGCTTATTTTGTAATGGGTGCTGAAATTTTTAGAATGGATGCTTCATTAACAGTAATTTCAATAGGAACCATTAATACGGCTGTAGGATTGGTTAGAATTACTGCAAATAGTACGCAAGTTATATTTGTAGATGCGCAAAATGGTTGGATTTGGAACGGTGCTAATCTTGTTGAAATTACGGATGTTGGATTTCCAAGTAATCCAATTGATGTGACATTTTTAGACGGATTTTTTGTTATTCCTGTTGGCGGAACGAATCAATGGCAAATATCAGATTTGAACGACGGTATGAGTTGGGATGCAACCCAAGTAGCTTCCATTACTTCACATCCTGGAACGATTACGGGTGTTAGAACATTACATAGGCGATTGTTTATATTTTCCCAAAACTTCATTGAAGTTTGGGAAAATGCGGGTCAACCCATTTTTCCATTTTTAAGAAATAATGCTGCATTAATGGAATTTGGAACGGTAGCTACGGGATCCATTGAATCTTCTTTTGATATATTATTCTTTTTATCAAATAGCAAAGGAGGAATTGGGCCAATTATGATGGTAACAGGCGTACAGGCCATACCCGTAAGTACGCAATCCGTTGATTTTAAGATATCGCAATACACTACCGTATCAGATGCGGTTGGTTTTACGATGATGAACGAAGGAATCATGTTTTATAGACTAAATTTTACATCAGCAAATGAAACTTGGATCTATAATATTAGTATGAGTTCTGAACAAAAAAGACGTTGGCACAATGAAGAAATGTTAAATGGAAGTAGACATATTGCTCAAACTGGATTTAATTATAAAAATATTAATTATGTAGGCGCTTATAATGCACCTAAATTATTCCAAATGAGTTTTGCATTTACGACTAATGACACGGAAAATATTAAACGTGTTAGACAAACACGAATATTTGCAAATCAGTCTTATAAAAGAATACGTGTTGACAGATTGGAACTGGATTTAATACAAGGATTTGCAATAGCTAATATTATTCTTAATAATTTTGGTGATCAAACAACAACGGATATTCAACCCGTTGTGTTTTTGAATATATCGAAAGACGGTGGAACCACTTTTCCTACAACACTTTCTGCTTTAATGGGAAAGATAGGACAATATGATTATAGGACTATTTTTAGAAAACTAGGAACGACACATAATGGAAAAGGGTGGGTATTTAGATTTGAATTTTACAATAACTTACCAAACGGCTTCTATATTTTAGGCGCTTCTTGGGATTATGAAGTGGAGCCTGAATAATGAGTGGAATAACCCAAATATTTAGACCGCCTATTGATCAGCGTTTAATTGATACTAATGGAATGATGACAGATGCATGGCAATCTTGGTTTATTACTTTTTATCAATCATTAATAACAACGATACAAACTAATTTTATAAAATTGCCTTTAATTAATGCGACCCAATTAGCATCTATTATAAATCCCACGGACGGATTAATGGCATTTAATACAACTACTTCTCAACCGATTATTTCAATTGGTGGGACTTTTAGAAATATTTTACATACGTGAGGTAATCTATGTCTTTTTTAGGCGGTTTATTCCATCCAGGACGTCCTTATGAAGATGCGTCTAAGGTATACAATCAATATTATCAACAAGGAATGGGAGAATTACAGCCCTATAATCAAATGGGACAGCAAGGAATGCAAAATTATTCCAATGCGTTGTCAGGAATGGCAAATCCTACGGCTTATATCAATAATATTATGAGTCAATATTCAATGTCGCCAGGTGCTCAATTTGAAATGCAACAAGGCACACAAGCCGCACAAAATGCAGCAAGTGCTAGTGGAATGTTAGGATCGGGTGCTTATGGAAAAGGCATGGAAGAATTTGCTACCGGTCTTACGTCGCAAGATATGCAACAATATTTGCAAAATGCATTAGGGGTACAAGGTCAATATTTGGGAGGCGAATCTAATTTAGGACAAATGGGATTAAATGCGGGAAGTCAAATGAATGCAGCCGCTCAGCAAGCCGCTCAACAACAATCGGCTTTAAAATATGGACAAGAACAAGCGCCGCTTAATGCATTTTATAATCTGTTGGGAGCAGGTGCTGGTTTTGCGGGAAATTATATGACTGGAGGAATGAGTGGTGCTTTACAAGGAATGGGTAATTGGTTTGGCGGAAATAATGGACAAGGTGGACAAGGTGGTTATCAATCTAATTCTAATAATTGGCGTCCTTGGTAATAACGAGAATTTACTATGTCTATTCCTTTACCTTCTTCCACTTCACCTTTCCAATCCTTTATGCAAGGAATGGGATCTGTGCAAGGTTATCGGCAAAAACAGGAAGATTTGCAATTTTCACAATTGAAAAATCAATTATTTAAATTACAAAATCAATATGCACCTGAAACTATACAGGCCGATCTTGAAAAAGAAAAATTGGGTAATATAAGTCAACAATTACAGAATCAATATTATGCTCCTCTTGCACAAAGCCAAATGGCAAGTGCTGCTTCCGCCAGAGCACTTCAAGGAACTGAAGCAGCTAAAAATAGATTTATGGTGCAAAATCCGTTGTTTATGACGTCGGGAGTGGGAAATCAATTAGGTGCAATGGCTTATATTGGTACGCATCCTGAATTAGCTAATATATTGTTTCCAGGATCGACACAGCAGCAACCTACACAAGACGTACCGCAATTTCAACAACCTTCTCCTATACCCATTGAAAATAATTTATTATCTTCGCAACCTCAAACGCAAGGTATGGGCGGATTACCTTCGGGTGCAAGTCAAGGATTAGAAAGATTACCGCCACCCGTTTCTACGATCCCGACTAATGCATTACAAACATCAGGAACAGATGATATACCAAAAATGAGTAATAATCCTTGGGTAAATTCATTATTACAACAACCCATACTACAAGCGCAAGCGCAAAAATCGCGTTCAAATTATTATGATGCTATGGTTAGGACGCTTCCTTGGAGAGGTACTCCTATTGATCAAAGAAATGCTCAAGTAGCTGCTGCTGCGGGGGCAGGCGTTGATCCCAGTGTCTCTGTACCCTATTTCCAGAATGGAGGAAAATTAAGGGATTTGTATACGTCACGCGGTTATGATCCTAATAATCCACCTCAATTACTCTATGGCGCTACGACAAAATCTATTTCAGCTATACAAACCAGAAATCAAGCGGATGCAGAAATGAAACTTCTTGGAGATCGACAAGCAAAAGGTCTTGCACCTTATGCACAGAGATTTATGGGATATTCTCTTCCGCAAATAACGGATGCAATAAAAGGGGATAATCCGCAAAGGCAAATAGATTTTATTGCATCAAAAATGGAAATTCCAGTAATAAACATGATACGGCAAAGACAGTCTGGCTCAGCGGTAACGGCAACAGAAGTGGAAGGAATGAAAAAAGAACAAGAAGCACAATTTAAAATATTGGGTCTTACTTTAACACCCGAAGTTTATGCGGGCGCTTTGAAAAGATTTAATCAGGATTTAACCGATGCAGCAGAAGCAGCAAATAAGAGTTTACGTGCACAATTAACGCCAGAAGAATTAGTAGCAGATAAATTGGCATCACAACAAGGAAGAAAACAACCAGGAATGCAACCAGAACTACAAAGTTTTAATGTCGAAAATATGGTTTCTATTACAACGCCTGACGGACAAGTCGGCACTATATCTCAATCTAACTTAGCGGAATTTCAGAAAAAATTTCCTGGAACCAAGGTAAACCAATGAGTGCAGTAGATTATCAAAAATATGGTTTCCAGGCACAAGAAAATGCTGCGTTACCACGTTCCGTAGGGACAGATTATCAAAAATACGGTTTCCAGCCGAAAAACCAGCAAGTATCCTCTTCTCAGTATGGTCAACCTATTTTTGGAAGTAAAGCATTAGGAGAGTCTGTACAAAATATAAATACTATCATGGGCGGACTAGTACATGGCCCATTAGAAGTAGCATCTAACATTATTAATGCTCCTCAAGATGTAGCAAGAAGTTTAGGAATGAATGTGGGGAAACCATGGACACAAGCACCTATACCTGCTTTTGCAGATCCTAATAGTCTCAGTTTTAAAGTGCCCAGTTTTGTTTCGCAAGTATTAACACCTTTAGGTTCAGCTAATTTAGCGGTTAAAGGATTGGGAGCCAGAACAGCTGTTTCAGGCTTAATGGGATTTTTAGGAACAGGAGGAGATGTATCATCAAGATTAATGGGAGGTGCTTTAAGTGCCGCATTACCTTTAGGAATAGAAGGAATAAAATCAGGTAAAAAAATAGCTAATTACCTTACAGGTAATAATATACAGAACGCCGCCGATAATATTTATAATACTATCGCAAAGGGCAAAACTCATGCAGGAATGAATACTGAAAATATACAAAATATAAAATCCAATTACAATGCATTGCATGCTGAATATCAAAACGCATTCGGAAATTTAGAAAATACTGCTATTGAACGGGGATATGCAACAAGTGGTAATCCTAGTAAGCAAATATTAACGGGAGCCCTACCTGAAAAATTTATTAATGTTTCACGTGGAACATCCGATATATTAGATGAAGCTTCTAAAAAACACTCTGTCATAAAACGTACATTAAAAGATTTTAACAATTCTCCTACTTTTTCCAATGCAAAAAATCTGCAATCCCAATTGGGAGTACTTTCTAATGATTTCTATACTAAAACCACAGGACTTAAATCGGTCAATAGAGAAACGGGTGAACTTTTAAGAAATGCAAAAGAAAGTGTTTTAAATGATATTGGAAATACCATGTTACAAAAAGGAGACCAGGATCTGTTCCAAAATTTCAAAACCTTACGGACTAATTATGGTACTAAATTAGCTCCTTATACAGATATTCCTGGTATAAGAAATATTATTAATAATAAAGCATATCCTGATAATGTTATAAAAGTATTAGATGAAGAAGGATACAAAAACGCGGGTGATGTGGTAAGAGGAGATTTGCTAAAAAATCCCATTCAAAGACAGACAGTTATTGCCCAAGCGTTACGACCTGGAGCTACAAAAAGAGGAAATATTTGGAAAACTAAACCTGAAAAATTTCTTGATACTTTCAATAAGTTACCCACTAATATACATCAATTTATTGATCCAAAACTTCATGAAAATATAAATGCTCTTTCTCAGATGTCAGAACATTTTAATATTTTAAAAAGAAGATTGAAAATAGGAGCCTTAGCCACAGGCGCAATAGCAGCAACGCGTATGGGAAAAAGTGAAATTAATCAATTTATTAATGAATAAGGTATTTTAAATGTCCAGTACTTTTATCTTAACACCTGTCCCACAATGGTTATTTACGGATGCATCGGGAAATCCATTAATCAATGGACAAATGTTTACCTATAACAGTGTCGATAAATCCCAATTTAAGTCGGTTTTTTCAGATATAGGCGGTACACTTCCCTATCCTAATCCCATTATATTTGATTCGGGTGGAATGGCGGGTCCTTTTTATTGGGAAGATGATGTTCCCTATTTTGTGCAAGTATATGACCAAAATGGTAATTTAAGGTTTAGTATTGATAATTATACCCCTCCGACTGCGGGAGGAGGTACGAATGTAACCAACATTATTGATATCAATAATTTATTAATTAACGGTCAATTATTTCAATCGCAAAATGTTTCTTCTGTTACGGCTGGAACGGTTTATCGTATTGCGCCAGGTGCTTCACAAGGATTTCCTGCAATTGCTGCTAATGGTAGTGTGATACAACCTTATATTTCTTATAGTGCTAATGGAAGTGGCGCTACTAAAAGCATTAATTCTATTAATTTTGCATTAGGAGACGATACTGTTGAATCTTCTCCTTTAGCATTTACACGGTTCCAATGTACGGGATCGGGAACTGGTGAAAATTTTAGTGATTTTGTTTTTCCCATTACGCCAGGCGCTAAAAGTTTAGAAGGAATGCAACTTTATTTTTCATTTACGGGAAGAAGTTCGAGTTCTTCTACTGTATCCGCATTTTTTGTACAAAGTGGTGGTTTTGGAACTAATAATCCTGCGACTGTCAGTACGCTTATTGATAGTTATGTTCTTTCAGCTAATTTTAATAAATTTTCTTCAAATTTTGCAGTTCCTTCTGCTGTCGGAATTACTTTTGGAAATTGTGGAGCGGATAGTGTTTATTTAGTTTTACGGATGCCTCTTAATCAAACATCCGTAGTCGATTTTGTGAATATGATGTTAATGCCGACTATTACTCCATTAGCATCTGTTATTTATCCTTATCAAACAGCTGATGAAGTGGGTGCTAGAATATTTTCAGAACAGACAGGCGATTTGAAATTTTGTTTCTACGGATTATCCGATGCTATAACTGCCAGACCGGGTTGGCTTCCTTTAAATGATAGTACCATAGGAAGTGTTTCGTCTGGCGCTACGTTTTCAAATATTAATACTTTCCCACTTTATAATCTGATATGGAATAGTATTTCAAATACTTATGCTCCCGTATCAACAGGACGAGGAAGTAGTTCTATTTCAGATTTTGCAAACAATAAAACGTTAACACTAATGCAAAGCATTTCTTCCGTTATGGGATGCGCTAATCCTGCAAATGTAATTTTTCCTATTCATGCATTAGGAGAACTAAGCGGATCCGACACCGTTACTTTAGTTAAAGATAATATTCCTGAATTGTCTGTACTTACCAGCAATGGTGGTGGAGGTACACTTCAATCTTTACTGTTAACCGATCATGCGGTTGTTAATAACACTATCCTGGTTAATTTACAAACTACTAACGTTCCTGTTTCTATATTACAACCCACTACATATACAAATTGGTATATAAAACTATAGGTGAACTATGAGCAGCTTGAATCTTCCCACTTCTCCCGTTGTATCTATTGATCCCAGATCAAGAACCAATGAATTTGGAGCATCTGTTACTATGGGCGGTGTTATTACCGTCGATATTCCTTTTACTCAATTAGGAGATACCAGTAATATTTCTCGTGTATCAAAAGATATCATGATAGGAACGGGAGGAGATTTATTTATTCGTGGAGTAGACGGATTAGTCATTCCTTATTTTGGTATACCCAGCGGTAAATTACTTCCTATAAAAGGAACATTAGTTTATTCCAGCGTTACTGTTGGAGCGACTACATTTACAACCACTGCAACTGATATGACTTGGCATGGTGGTGCATAATGTCTGCTTCTAATACTTATTATTATTATGATAATGACGAAGGCGACACACCGCCTCCTTCTAGTTTTGCCATTTTGCTTGAAAATGATTCTTTTTTGTTATTAGAAAATGACGGATTAACCTTATTAGAAAATGGGCCTGGTCCCACAGGCGGTATTCCTTTCCACCAAGAAGATTTAATTTCATTAATATTACAAGAAGATAACAGTCTTCTTTTCTTAGAGGATTAAAAAAATCATGACAAATTCAACAATTACAGGTTTACCTGCCGGTACGTGTAAAGCAACGGATGTTTATCCCGCAGTCGATACAACCGATATTTCTCAGGCACTTACGGGCACAGATAAAAAATATACTTTATCTCAAATATCCGATTTTATCCAAACAGATATTACTCCGTTTAATTTTATTGGTACTTGGAATGCTACTACGAATACACCTCCCTTAGTATCAAGTGTTGGAACATCGGGTGATTTGTATGTCGTTAGCGTAGCGGGTACTCATAATCTAAATGGAATTACGAGCTGGGCAGTCGGTGATTGGGTTTTATTTAATGGATCTGTTTGGCAGAAAGTTCCAGGCGTTAACACAGGCGATGTATTGGGACCTGTTTCTAGTACGGATGATGCTATTGCTACTTATAATGGCATTACGGGTAAAACTATCCAAAATTCGTTAGTCACTTTAGACGCCACGGGTAATATCAGTGGTGCTACGTTAACCGCCGTTACGAATACAGTTACCGCAGTTTCTCTTGCAACAACCGTAGCAGATGTCGTTGTTTCTGGTTCGGTTCCTCCTACGACGGGCCAAACATTAGTCGCCATTGATGCCGTATCTGCTTCGTGGCAAGACAATCCCAGTGGTTCTGTAGATGGCCCTGCAAGCGCAACTGATAACGCTATTACACGTTTTGACGGAACGACAGGTGAATTAATTCAAAATTCCACCGTTACTTTAAGTGATACAGGGAGTATTACGGGAATCATTATTCCGAGTGCAGGAAATACAGTCAGTGCAGGAAGATTATCAACGACAGGTGCCGATGTTATCGTGAGTAGTGCGGCTCCTCCTAGTTCGGGACAAACATTAATAGCGACAAGTCCTACCGGCGCTAATTGGCAAACAGCTTTTCAGGGGCCAACTTCTGCAACGGATAATGCACTTGCAAGATTTAATGGGACTACAGGAAGTTTAATTCAAAATTCTGTTGTTGCTATAGATGATACTGGAAATATGACCGGCGTTACGATTGCAAATGCCACTAATTCGGTTAGCGCTAATCTGTTATCAACAACAGGAGCCGATGTCAATATTGGAAGTGCTGCTCCTCCTGGAACAGGATTTATGTTAAGAACAACCAGTCCTACAACCGCCGTATGGACAGACCAAGGATTAGGAACGGGAGATGTGACGGGCCCTGGATCATCCACTGATAGTGCGTTTGCGTTATTTGACGGAACCAATGGACTTGTAATAAAAAATAGTCCTTTCACACTGATTGGAAATTCTATTCTTTCTACAGGAGTTACTGCTCTCACATTAAATACAGACGGTAATGTTAATGTACCCAATTCCGCTTGTTTTTGGGCAGAAAGAAATGTCGTGCAAATTGGTGTAAGTGGTGATGGAAGTAGTGGGGTTTGTACGTTTAATCTTGTCTTTCTAGATCAAAACAATAATTTTTCAGGTGGTAATATATTTACAGCTCCTGTTAACGGAACTTACTTTTTCCAAGCAAATATTACATTGGATGATTTATCTGTTTTAGCAGGAAATAATGATGCTTCTTTAAATTTTGATGTTGACGGTACTATCTATTTAGGACAAGCAGTGAATCCACTACCCAGTGTTGTAGTAAGAAGTGCAAAAAATCAATTTACAATGCAAATTGCAAATTTTATAACCTTAACTGCTTTAGATACAGTAAAAATATTGTTAACAGTTCAGGGAGGAGGTCTAAGTGTGAATGTTGCTTCAGGACATTTTCAAGGAAGACTCATTAATTAGAGAATTATTATGTCAGAAAAAATCTCATCGTTAGAAGCTGGAACCTGTAAATTAACAGATACCTATGTCGCTGTTGATATTACTGATCCTGGTATGGCGCCTACCGGTACTGACAAGCGATATACCTTACAACAAATAACAGATTTTATTCAATTAGATTTAACACCTATCAATTTTATTGATGTTTGGAATGCCACTACGAATACACCTGGATTATTTTCTGCTGTTGGAAGTCCAGGCGATCTTTATATTGTTAATGTGGCTGGAAATCATAATTTAAATGGAATTACGGTATGGGACGTAGGAGATTGGGTGCTATTTGGTGCTACCAATTGGGAAAAAGTACCAGGAATGGAAACAGGAAATGTTTTTGGCCCTGCTACAAGTACGGCAAATGCCATAGCACGTTATGATGATACGTCAGGTACGATACTGCTTAATTCGACGGTTACCATAGATGATACGGGTGTTTTTACGGGTGCTACGATTACGGGCGTTGGAAATAGTGTAACGGCCATTGCATTAGCCACGACAGGTGCCGATGTCATCATTAATACGTCTGTTCCTCCCGAAATAGGACAAGCATTAGTAGCGATCAGTGCAACGGAAGCCGCTTGGCAATCCAATCCTTTTGGCGATGTCACTGGGCCTCCTGGTTCAACCGATGAAGCGATTGCACGTTGGCATGGAACAAGTGGCGATATTATACAAAATTCTCCCGTATTATTGAGTGATACGGGCGTTATGACGGGTGTCACCCTTCCTTCTGCTGGTAATACGGTCAGTGCAGGTCGTTTAACAACGACAGGTGCCGATGTTGTCATTAGTAGTGCTAATCCTCCTACGTTGGGACAAGTATTAACGGCAACTTCTGCCACAGCGGCTACCTGGCAAAATCAAACTTTTACAGGGCCTCCTAGTGCAACTAATGATGCTATTGTAAGATTTGATGGCACAACGGGAACGGTAGTTCAAAATTCCAATATATCAATAAGTGATACGGGTATTTTATCAGGCGCTACTATCCCAAAGACAAATAATTCTGTTACGTGTACGGCATTAGCAACCACCGGAGCCGATGTCGTTATTTCAGGAAGTGCACCACCAGGCGCAGGTTATTTTTTAGCAACGGATAGTGCAACAACCGCTTCTTGGAAAGAATTAGTTCCTGGATCAGGGGATGTCGTTGGCCCTTCTGTATCCACGGATAGTGCGATTGCACTTTATGATGGTGATACGGGCGTAGTCATTAAAAACAGCAATTGGATTGTAGGCCAAATAGATGCAGCAACCGATGCTTCACTTACAACGACTGCTACGCAACCCCTTAATTGGTCAATTGGAGTAGAAACCTATAATACGGTTGCTTCTACTTTTTTTATTTCCACTAAAAATGGCGCTTTTCCTAAAGAAGAATATTTAACTATCAGTCCTACTGGAAATCTCACGTTACCGTCATCTTGTGCTTTTCAAGCAATACGTACAACGCCCGTTCACAATGTTACGGGAGATGGTTCTCTTTATAATTTTACTTTTCAAACAGAAGTTTATGACTTAAATGGAAATTTTGGAGATTTTGTTAATTTTATAGCCCCTGTATCAGGTGTTTATCATTTTACGTTAATGGCGGATTATGAATCTTTAGTTCCTAGTACAGAACAGATTTACAATTTAAGTATCATATTTAGAGTCAATAATATTAATCACACTATGTTATTTATTAGTCCAGCAGGAATATCTGTTCAACCTTCTACTATTTTAAATACCAATGGTTATTTTTATATGCAAGAGGGTCAGTTAATGACCAGTGCAACCATTGTTCAGGGATTAGCAAGAATCGTAGGAATTAGGGCAGCAACATTAAGTGGGCGTTTGTGTAATTAGGTTAAATTATGTTTAGTTCTAAAATAACAGGACTACCTTCTGGAACGTGTAAATATTCAGATGATTATGTTGCAGTTGATACGACAGATACTGCTATGGCTGCTACAGGAACTAATAAACGTTATGCTTTACGACAACTCAGTAATTTTATAAACGAAGATATTTCACCTGCGAATTATTTAGGAGTGTGGAACGCTACAACCAATACACCTACCCTTACTCCAGGTATTGGAAATCCAGGAGATTTATACATAGTTAATGTTGCCGGAAATTTTAACTTAGATGGGATCACTACCTGGAATGTAGGCGATTGGGTAATCTTCGATGAAGTGGCTTGGAGAAGAGTACCAAAATTAGTGATGGGCGATGTATTAGGCCCTCCTCTATTAAGTCTTCCAGATCAAATCGCTTTATATAATGATGCTACCGGTAAAATGCTTAAAAGCGCTCCAGTTAGCATTACGGATGACGGATTTTTTCATGCTGCTACGTTATTGGCTAACAATAATGATATTACCGCTGTTGCATTAGCCACGACAGGATCGGATGTTATTATAAATACCTCCGCACCGCCTGATGTTGGAAAAACATTAGTAGCAATTAGTACAACAGAAGCAGAATGGCAAACGAGTCCTTTTGGGAATGTGACGGGTCCTGCTATTTTGACTGATAATGCTATTGTAAGATTTGATGGCACAACGGGACGTCTTATACAAAACTCTTCTGTTTTAATGACGGATGTTGGATTAACAACGGGTATTCTTATTCCTTCCGTAGGAAATGTTGTTACGGCACGCAGATTATCTACCTTAACAACAGACGTTATTTTAAATGATGTTGCTCCCCCTACCATAGATCAATTATTAGTCGCTATTTCGCCTACTGCAGCTACGTGGCAAAATCCTGTTTTTAATGGTTCTCCCACCGCAACAGATAATGCAATAGTTCGTTTTGACGGAACAACGGGAAAGGAGATACAAAATTCTACCGTTTTAATAGACGATACTAATACCATTAACGGAATTACTATTCCTGGAAATTTAAATTCTGTTACGGCAACCGCATTATCTACAACTGGTGATGATGTCATTATTAATACACCTCCTCCCAATGAAGGTTATTTATTAAAAAGCAATAGTGCTATTTCTTGTGAATGGGTAGAACTTCAACCCGGTATAGGAGATGTCATTGGTCCAACGGATTCTACTGATAGTGCTATTTGTGTTTATGATGGCCCAACAGGGATTGTTATTAAAAATAGTAATTTTATTATAGGTAATATTGATACCTTCACGGATACGGCTATTACTATAGAAGCCATATCTCCTGCTACGATTAATTGGGCGGTAGGAATAGAGGAATATACGTCTTTCCCCTCTACTTTTTTTATTTCTAAAAAAGACGGTTCAAATCCTAAAGAAGAATGTGTAGTTATTAATTTAACGGGAAATTATCAGACTTTAAAATCCTGTTCATTTCAAGCTACTATTACTACTCCTATTTTTAATATTACAGGTTCGGGTGGATTATATAATTTTCAATGGCAGAATTTAGTTTATGATGTTAATAATAATTTTCCAAATTTAGTGGATTTTATCGCTCCCATTTCAGGTGTGTATCAATTCAGCATGAATGTAGGTTATTTGAATATAACCGAAGGCGAACAAAATAATGTATTAACATTAAGTTATTTTATTAATCTTGTTTTCCATAATGTCGTTAATATTAATCCCATTGGAATAACAGAAGGAACTATGAGTGTTTATTCTGATAATTATTTTTATTTGAATGAAGGAGATACATTAACTACTTCTACGCGAGTTGAAGGAATAAACCAAATAGTCGGAATAGAATATGCGACTCTCACAGGTCGACTTTGTAATTAAGGTAAAAATATGTCTTCAAAAATAACAAGTTTAATTCCAGGTACTGTTAAATCAACAGATTATTATGTAGGCGTCGATACGACGGATACATCTATGGCTCCTACGGGAACCGATAAACGCTATGCTATTCAACAGATAGTAGATTTTATTGTAGATCAAATTGGCCCTCTTCTTTTCCAGGGAAGTTGGGATGCCAGTTTAAATAATCCAGAATTAATTTCTGGTATAGGACAACAAGGTCAAATCTATATTGTATCTATAGCGGGAACTACACCATTAGACGGTAATGCTGAATGGGATATAGGAGATTGGGTGACTTTTAATGGCACCATTTGGCAAAAAATAGATAATACACAAATTGGAAACGTAGTGGGACCCAGTTCTTCTGTTGATAACGCGATAACACGATTTGATAGTACGACAGGAAGACTCATACAAAATTCGGTCGTTACCTTAGATGATACCGGTATTGTGAGCGGAATCATTATTCCTAGTTTGGGCAATACAGTAAGTGCAAATGCGCTTAAAACAGATACGGTCGATGTTGTTGTTGGAACGGCAGCCGCTCCTACAGTGGGACAAGTATTAACAGCAGTAAGTGATATTGAAGCCGTATGGAATACCCCTTTTTTGGGACCTACCGTCAGTACTCACAGAGCGATTCCGCGATTTGATGGAATACTCGGTCAAACATTAATGGATTCAGGTGTAACCCTAGATGACACTAATAATATGGAAGGTGTGACTATTCAAAAAGTTACTAATACAGTAACCGCTTCTTTATTGGCAACAACGGGCGCGGATGTTTCTGTGGTAGGCGCTGCTCCACCAACCGTAAACCAAGCTCTCGTCGCAACAACGGCAACGGCCGCTACTTGGCAAACTATTTTTCAGGGCGCTTCCAGCAGCACAGATAATGCTATTGCAAGATACGACGGAGTCACTGGAAAAATTATACAAAATTCAGCTGTAACCATTAGTGATACGTTTGGTATCTTTAGTGGTGCGGTTATTCCAAAGACAGGAAATACCGTAACTGCTTCTAATTTAGCTACCACAGGAAGTGATGTGATTATTGCAGGGGCTGCGGTTCCCTCAACGGGTCAAGTATTAATGGCAATTGATTCGACTTCTGCTAATTGGCAAACTCCTGTTTCAGGGCCTGCTTCTTCAACTGATAATGCCGTCGTTCGTTGGGACGGAACAACAGGTCGTATTACACAAAATAGTATTATTACCATAGCTGATACATCAGGTTTGGTCACTGTTAATAATGCGACACAACCTTATTTTTTTGGTCCCAATGCTTCTGCGCAGTATGTTTTGGTTGGCGATCAAACCACTTCCTTTGAAAAGCTTACCTATATTCCTGCTGACGGAAGAATATATGCTTTTGCAGATTTTATTATGCAATATGGGGTATCAGCAGGCGATGTTACGAATACCGTAGAGAATACTTTTTCTAATGCAGCCAGTCATGCTGTTTTTCTAGCACAAACGGCCAGTAGTACCGGAGGAGATCCAAAATCTGTTTATACCACTCAAATAACGAGTTATAGTGAAGGTATCGATAATTCCGATAGCGATACTTTTAAGATATGTACTGGAACTGCATTAGGATCGAATGAAAATATCGTTATTCACAGTACGGGAGAGGTGAGATTCCCAAGAAATAGTTATTTTAAAGCACACTATAGTTCTTTGGTGGCTAATGTGACGGGAGACGGTACTGTTTATACGTTAATATGGGGTGCAGAAGATTGGGACTTAAACTCTGATTATAATAATTCCACGGGTGTATTTACGGCTCCAGTTACAGGAATTTATGAATTTATTATTTACATAACGTGGTCAGGTTTATTGTCTGGTCATACGGCTTCAAATATACGCTTGCAAGTAAATGGAACCGACGTCATTAATGCAGACCAAAATGCAGGAACAATGAGAAACACAGGTGGAAATGATTTATCACTGTGTTATGTTATACCCCTTAGTTTAACAGCAGGTGATACAATTACAGCCACTACTACAGTAGCGGGTTCTACTAAAGTAGTAGATATTCCAAGTGATACTGCCCCTCTTATTGCTAATTATTTTAGCGGTAGATTGGTAGCATAACATTCACTTTTTTTATGAAAACCTTAAAGAAAATTCATTTAATGAGTATCATTACTATTGCATATACATTTTTTATGTTTGCAATTATAATCAGTCTGCATTGGTGCCAGAAATGTTATAGTGAAAGAATTATTTTAGGATTGATTGCAGGAGAAGCACTAATACTGAATTTCTATTTTAGAAATAGAAAAAAATAAAATAATTTTTCTTAAAATTTTCTACTACTTTTCATGCCTATTTTATAAGTTTCTTCCAAAGCTTGTATACGCTTTTCAACATCGGTTGCTTCATGGATCATAGCTTGTTTTTGAAGAGCACCCATGACTTTCTCTACTTCACTAGGCGTTATTTCTTTATCTGACATAGCTTGCATGACCTGATCCGCTTTTTGATCTAATGTTCCTTGCAGTTTTCGTTTCATGTTAAGTAAATTATCTGCAATACGCGGCGGTAAAGTTCTCCCTAATAGAAACTGCAACATTTTATCATGACCAGATAATGCCATTTCTATCGCTTTTTCGAGAAGTATTTCATCTCTCTCTCCCAATACTCTTTCGAACCATTCATTGCGAGTGAGTCCATATACAATACGTTTGCTAATAGTTTCTGCCATTATTAACCTTTAACACGTTTTAATCTTGGATTAGCTTTCTTTGCTTTGTTTGATGCGTTTCTGCTGGAAGCAGCCAGAATAGCACCCGCACGTTTTTTGCTAATGCCTTGTTTAGCGGCAATGTTGCTTTGAACTTTCTTAAAACCAGGATGTTTTGTTGCCATAAGAGTATTCTCAAATTTAGTAAAAATATTGTTCAGGTTTATTAACCTATTTTCAATATGTTGTAAATGCTCAAATATTTTTTCAATCGCTATTTCGAAAGCAGAGATAAACGTAGGTTGTAACGTCAAGTCAATAGTACCCGTAGGTTCGTGTCCTGTTGTCATAATCATAGATGATCCTGTCTATCTAATAACATTACTATTTCTTCTGGTGTTTCTTTTGAATTAAAAACCCATGCATCTTTTGAATTCTTAAGAAGAATCAACATTGATTTTGCACCTTTACATACGGTACCTTCATAGGGAATAATAACTTTTATAGCGCTTGAACGGATATAAGTTTTTACTTCCTTAACTTCAGATAATACCTGAGTAATACAAATAAATTTATTCATTTTTTTATCCTTTTGGGTAAGATATTCGTTCTGATATTGGTTCGGATTCGGACATTGTGGATACATTTTTTTATCCTTTAAACAGAATTTTGAGAAATCATAACTTCATTTTCTGGAACTTCATTTGCACCCTTAATAGAATGGATAAAAGATTGTATTATTTTATTACCCAAAAATCCAGAGAAACCTGTTGATCCTACTAGCATTCCAACGCTAATAGGAATAACTAAATTGTTATCGACAGCATTATTATTTAATATAATGCAAAGTCCTGCTATATTTCCTCCCAATGATAAGAGTGTCCATACACAAGTTCCCATATATATCATATTTTGTTTGTTCATTTCTTTTTACCTTTTGTTTTTTTTGCAGCAGTCATTGCGATAGCAATGCTCTGCTTTTGTGGATAACCTTCCTTTCTTAGCTTACTTATATTCCCCGAAACTGTTTTTTGTGAACTACCTTTTTTAAGTGGCATAATTTTTCCTGTTTTGTCATTATTCGTATAAATCCCAAAGATTTCTATGAATGATTTTTTTTAATTCTATATCCAGGCACTCTTGACCTTTTGAAAGGCGAGAATAAAATGCTGTTGTGGCTTGCCCAAGCCGATATTCAACATTATGCTTGTAATAACAATTATCGCATATATGTTTGTTATCACCAATGCAAAACCAAGGGGTAGATAACTTTCTGCATCTTTCGCAAATTTCTAGCATAATTTAGCCCGCAAAAATTCCCTTAAAAATAGAGCAATCTCTATTCGTTTTCCGGTGATTTTTCATCATCTACGCTTGGTTCGGTTAAAATATCCAGGAGTTGCATATACTTTTTCGCGTTGAAAAAGTGAACAAGTTCTATAAAGTCTCGCGCGTGTACAGTGACAAGCCATGGCTTATTTTTCTTTTTATGTGCAACGTAGGGTATTTGATTTTCCTTCTTATCGTTATGAGCCTGCTTCCATGCATCGTTAACATTCAAGTGTTCAACAAATTTTACTTCGCAATGAAAAGCTTCCATACATGGAAAAATGACGTCTTCATCACCTTTTGCGCCGCAATATTGCTGGCCGCGATAAGCTTCTTTGAAGCCATTCTCTCGCAGAAAATCTCGCCACAATCTTTCGCCTCTATTACCTTTTTGTTTGCTGTTGATCATGGATCAAATATATAATTTGACGAATGGTTTAAATTTTTCACTATTTTTAGTATTTCCATACACATTTCTTCAAGGTTTTCTATTCTATATATTCTTTTTGATAATTTCTTATTATAAATAAAGAAATTATAAGGCACATATAAATAACTAAAAAAATTATCCAAAATTTCATAATTTTATTTCCCCATTTTCCATGCGCAAGGAAAATATTAAATTAATCCAATCTTCTGCATGCATTGTTATTATCCATGGTTTATGTTTTTTTTTATGAGCAATATAAATTAGTTTTTTTATTTTCAAATCATGTCGTGCTTTTTTCAATGCGTTATGTACATTTAAGTTTTCGCAAAATTTAACCTCACAATGGAAATGTTCCATACCTGGTACTATTACATCTTCAACTCCTTCAGTTCCACAATACTGTTGGGCACGGTAAGCTCCCGCAAAGCCATTCTCTCGCAGAAAATCTCGCCACAATCTTTCGCCTCTATTACCTTTTTGTTTGCTGTTGATCATCATTCCTCTATTGTTGTATGTTTTCAACACCGCTAAGTTGCTCATGAATTGTGCTGCGTTGCATTCATTACGTGCTAAAACCCATGCGCGGCTAATGAGTTATTAGTTTTGTTATTGATTAAGTAGCTATGGAATAGCTCTAGCTCTTCTAATTTTGCATAGGCAGTTAAAATTCTCTTTTTTCTATCGTTATCACGCTCTTTTTGTTCTAAAAAATCTCTTCTCTTTGCTATGGATTTTGTTAATTTCCTTGTGGTGAATGTATTTTTCATAAAAAAAGCATCAAAAATTATTTCAGTAAGTGTGTATAAAACTTTTTTGTTATCAAAATAATAGAGAAACAGTTTAAGTAATTTTCTATCTAAATCACTTCCAAATTTTCTTATTAGGAATTTAGTTATTTTGTTCATTTATAATTTATCCTCTTTTTTTGTATTTGTCATATTTCAATTTAAATACTACAAGGCATTTAAGAAAGTAAAAAAAACTAAAGCATACCGCTATTGCAACGCAATAACATTGCGCTTTATAACTAAGAAAACATGATAAAAGATATGCGCAAAGCATGATTATTATTACTTCCCAGATAAAGATATTTCTTAAGCGGTTTATTAAAAACTTAACAGGGATATGGTTCATATATAAATCTATCTTCTAGCTCATTAAGGTATCTTTGCATATCAAGATTTTATAAAATAAATTTTTGATTCCATTTCTCTTCTGTTTATGAGTCCTTTTATTATTACTTTTCTTTTTTTTTCAGGGCTCCAACCATATATCCAGCACATAAATTGTTCGTGAATATGAAAATCATTAGGACTTTTATTTACCATTTTTAATAAAGTCGATTTGCAAAAATCATTCATCCCAACGTTATAGCAAAAACTAACCAATGCATTGAATTGATTCTGATTAATTAATGCTTTTACATTTTCATAAACTATTCTTTCAAATCCAGCTACTATTTTTAAAAACACATCATCTGCTTTTTCTTGCGTGATAGGAGGATCGTACATCTTAACTGTAGTACCATCCTCGTAAAATGTATTACCCCAACCTATTGTTGGAATTCCTACTTTATCAAGATAAGGATGTAATTTGCATTCTTCAAAAAGTTTAAGTAATTGCTGGCCTGCTTCATTTATTTTTCTAGTATTTTTTGGTGCATAATTTATTTTAATCATGTTTTTTTCTGCGGATCATCTCTATCAAAAGAAAAATAGGCGATATCGGGTTCATCTGGCGTAATAGATGCTTCTGGGGATGCTGGTTCTCTATCTGAAAATACAGAAACAAAACTAGCACTGCTTGTTGGCAATGGAAGCTCTGATGGCAACGGAGGAAAATAGGGTTCTGCACTTGTTATTTGTAACGTTTTCATATCAATATGAATTTCCAATTCTATGCCGTCCGCATTTGCATCTACAATAACAAAATCGCTTAAAATATCTGCTGTCTGAACAAATAGTGTTTTTATCTGGGAGGCATTTCTTGCTTTCAATAATATTTTATATTCCTCTAAAAAAACAGGACTGCCCGATAGTTGAATAAGATGTGCCTGAATATAAGAAGCATTGTTATAGCTTGGCCTAATAGATTGGCTTGCCCATTCTTCCAATGGAATATACCAGTTTATATTAAAAGTTACTTTCATTGAATTTCTCGCTTTTTTTATCTTGTTTAATTTTAAACCAAATTTCTTCTCTAAATATTTTTATTCCATAAGGAGCTGATATTCCAACACACACCTTAAAATCTTCATTTTTTTCTATATAAATATCGTTTATTTTAATGATTATATCATCATTAATCATTATTTTTTGCCCTATTTTTCTTGTTAGGAATAACATTTAAAGTCCTATTTTGGAAGTTCGTCGTTAAAAAGTTCATGTATCATCATTTTTGCCTTTAAAACTACTTTCATTTTTATTTCATCCACTATTGGTTCTGTTTTTATTATTCCGCAACACATCCATGTGAATTTTTTATCAGCGAACAGATTCGCTTCGCTGATTATTTTCTCTCCACCATGAGTAAGCTTTTTGCACACATCGCAAAACACATTAATGGCATAAATTGGTTCTAATTTCCGAATATCAGGTGGTGCATCTATAGTTATTCTTTTTATTGTAATCATGTCTATTTTGGAAGTTCGTCGTTAAAAAACTCATCGCTATATTTTTTTTCCCAATCTTCTTTTGCTTTTTTAATAAGATTGCTAGCATTTTTATCTTTAATTAAGACTGAATTTCTAGCACGTTCTAATATTTCTTCTAACTCTTCTTTTGTTTCACATTGCAGTATCCATTCCAATACATTTTCAATGTCAATATTTTCTAATTTAGGAATTGATTCTTTTTCTACATAAGCTTGTTTTTCTTTATGTGAAATAGTTTCAATGTCTGTTTCATCTAATATTCCCAACCCACAAAGAGAAAGTGTGACACGTCGTTTTGCTTTAGTTTCAGCTTTTAACATTGCATTAGCCAATATGTCTCCTTTCATTCCAGAAATACTAACAGCACCTGTGGAAATATCCTGACGACCATTTTTATCACAAGCATAAGCTGTTACTAACCAAATTCCATTAGTCTCTAATGCTTCAAGCTTTGTAATAGAAACTCCATTAATTTTACGAAGTTGCTCCGTAGCATCTTTTCTGGCATAAAGAATTAATTTACCTTGCAATGTAATATACTCAAAAGGCTTCGTAAGCGGATTCAGTCCTAATGATTCACATACTTTATTGTAATATTGAATGCGTTGATCAGATGTTAATTCTTTTAAATTTCCATCTACCAAAACACCTTCAATAATTTTAGATTGTTCTTGCTGTGTTAGATTTGACATATTATTTTCCTATTTTAAATTAAATTTTCATTATTACAGTTTCGTTTAATATAGCGTTTAATTTCTTTCAGCGTCTCTACGCTTGCAGGGCTCATTTCATTGCAGTATAAACCAAACCACGTCAGAGTTTTATTCACTTTCATGGCTTCCACGAATGCCTGTGCGCCCGCATCGTCTAGCTCATTTATGCCGAGAGCCACCATCTTCAGCGTTTTATTTGTTTTCAGGGAATGCGCCAGCGTCTCTACGCTTTCAGCGCTCATTTCATTACAGTATAAAACCAGCGTTGTCAGCGTACTGTTTGTTTTCAGTATTTGAGCGAACGTCTTTGCGCCCGCATTTCCGATTTGATTTATTCTGATAAACAGCGCCCTCAGCGTTTTATTTGTTTTCATGGCCTCCGTGAACGCCTGTATACCCGTATCTCCAATTTGATTATATTTTATAAATATCGCCGTCAGCGTTTTATTTGTTTTCAACATTTCTGCGAACGCCTGCGCACCTTCCGCGCCGATTTTATTGCCGTCGAGAGTCAGCGTCGTCAACGCGGTGTTAGTTTTCAATGCCTCTGCGATCGCCTGTGCGCCAGCATCGCCAATTTGATTGTAGCTGAGATACAGCGTCGTCAACGCGGTGTTAGTTTTCAATGCCTCTGCGATCGCCTGTGCATCCGCATCGCCGATTTGATTGTTGTAGAGATGCAGCGTCGTCAGCGTCGGATCATTTTTTAACAGACGCTGTAAGGTGCTGTGAAGTGTAAACATAACTTTTCCTCGATTTTATTACAGTAGAGAGTCAGTATAGATTCGGTCATTTCCTGTTGATACAACGGTATTCCCCCATAGAACTAACTCCCTTAGCGTGGTATTTGTTTTCAGAGCATCGGAAAGCGCCTGGGCGCCCTCATCAGTAATTTTATTGTAGTTAAAACCCAGCGATGTCAACGCGGTATTTGTCTTTAACATCTCGGCAAATGCTTTTGCCCCAATATCGCCGATATTATTGCCGGAGAGTGATAGGGTCTTTAGCGTCGTGTTTGTTTTCAGGGCATGAGCTAAAGCTAGCCCACCTCCATCACCAATACCATTGTCCAAGAAACTCAGTGAAGTTAAGGTAGTATTCTTTTTTAGAGCATCGGCTAGTGCTGTCGCGCCCGCGTTGCCAATGTAATTGCCCCACTGCCTCAGGCTCGTCATCTTTTTATCATTTTTTCGCAGATGCGTACAGATTGTTCTAAGTGTTGTCATGACGGTTCCTCTTAAGGTAAGTATCAATTTCTTCTAACACTTTCGTTCCCGCCGCGCTGATTTCATTTGTATTGAGCCCCAGCATCCTCAGCGTGGTATTTATTTTCAATGCCTCGGCCAGCGCCAGCACGCCCACATCGCCAATTACATTGAATCGGAGATCCAGCATCGTCAACGCGGTGTTAGTTTTCAATGCCTCGGCCAATGCTTCGACGCCCTCATTTATGATTTGATTGCCGCAAAACATAAACAGCGCCAACGGCGTATAGCCGATTTTATTTTCGCTGAGATACAGCGTCGTCAGCGTGGCATTCGTTTTCAATGCCTCTGCAATCGCCTGAGCGCCCGCATCGCCAATTTTATTGCCGCTGATATTTAACTCCGTCAGCGTTTTATTCTTTTTCAACATATCTGCCAGTGCCTTGGCTCCCGCAGTGCCGATTTCATTGTAGTAGAGATGCAGCACGGTCAACGTGGCGTTCGTCTCCAAGGCATCGGCCAGCGCCTTGGCTCCCGCAGCGCCGATTGGATTGATGCGGATATCCAGCATCGTCAGCGTCGGATCATTTTCCCTTAGTTTTCTTAAGATAGTTTGAAATTCAAACATTTTTGTTCCTATTAAAAAATCTAAAATTCTCTACTCTGGTTAAGAATCTGCTAAACCAATCCAGATTACAGTTATTATTTAGTAATCATCTTTTAAATTGCGTTCAATATAGCTTTCAATTTCTTCCAGCGTTTCTAGGCTTTCAGAGCTTACTTCATTGCCGTAGAAACAAAGCCACTTCAGCGTGGCGTTCGTTTTAAGCGCCTCGGCCAGCGCCTTGGCTCCCGCATCGCAGATTTGATTGTTGTAGAGATACAGCGTCGTCAGCGTGGCGTTCGTTTTAAGCGCCTCCGCCAGCGCCTGTGCGCCCGCAGCGCCTATTTGATTGTAGCTGAGATACAGCGTCGTCAGCGTGGCATTCGTTTTCAATGCCTCTGCGATCGCCTGTGCGCCAGCATCGCCTATGTGATTGTAGCTGAGATACAGCGTCGTCAGCGTGGCGTTCGTTTTCATGGTCTCCGCCAGCGCCTGTGCGCCCGCAGCGCCTATTTGATTGTTGTAGAGATGCAGCTTCGTCAGCGTGGCGTTCGTTTTCAGGGCCTCCGCCAGCGCCTGTGCGCCCGCAGCGCCTATTTGATTGTTGTAGAGATGCAGCTTCGTCAGCGTGGCGTTCGTTTTCAGTGTCTCCGCCAGCGCCTGTGCGCCCGCAGCGCCTATTTGATTGTTGTAGAGATGCAGCTTCGTCAGCGTGGCGTTCGTTTTCAGGGTCTCCGCCAGCGCCTGTGCGCCCACATCGCCAATTACATTGAATCGGAGATCCAGCATCGTCAACGCGGTGTTAGTTTTCAATGCCTCGGCCAGCGCCTGTGCGCCCGCAGCGCCTATTTGATTGTAGCTGAGATACAGCGTCGTCAACGCGGTGTTAGTTTTCAATGCTTCTGCGATCGCCTGTGCGCCCGCAGCGCCTATTTGATTGTAGCTGAGATACAGCGTCGTCAGCGTGGCATTCGTTTTCAATGCCTCTGCGATCGCCTGTGCATCCGCATCGCCGATTTGATTAGCGTCCATATCTAGCATCGTCAGCGTCGGATCATTTTCCTTTAGTTTTCTTAAGATAGTTTGAAATTCAAACATTTTTGTTCCTATTAAAAAATCTAAAATTCTCTACTCTGGTTAAGAATCTGCTAAACCAATCCAGATCGCGCATTAAAAGCGCACCTGGAAGGTAAAGTTTAGATTCATTATCTACTTGATCACGCATCCAGTATTTCATTTGTTTGCTTCCTCATTAGCCAGTAAATCTTTTATATTGATTCCCTTTCTCCTCTTCTTGTCTAAAATTTCACAATCTGCAATTATTTCTTTTTAAAATTCATTATCTATTTCCTTTATTTTTTCAGCCCATTCATACGCTTTTTTATGTATTTTATAGTGCATACAGCGGTGTATGTCATTTTTTTTCTCAATTTTATCTATTTCTTTAGCCCACTCATACAATGTTTTATATTCATGCTTGTTTATCTCGCCGAGCTTTTCCAATACAATTTTTACTTTCTTTTTAAGGTTAAACCTAAGCTGCTCAAAACTTATTTTACTCTCAGATAATGGAGGAGTTTTCATTATATTTCTCATTTGTTAGACTCATTTTCCGATTCGTTTTTTACTTTTTCTATTATTTTTTTACATTCTTTTCTGTTAATAATATTATTATTAACAGCACATATTGCATTTTGTATTTCTAATAATCTCATTATTGCAACAGCAGGATTATAACTTTCGTTTATTACATTTTTTCCAAAATATGACATATTTATTTCCTATTTTTTAAATTAAAATTTTTAATCTACTTTAAAGAGATTAAATTTTTCTAACCATTCTTCAGAGTTCATTTCATTTGGGAAATTTACAAGTTCGTTTGCTTGTTTACCTTTGTACCAAAATCAGTATTTTTTTTCGGAAATTTACCCAGCATTAAATAAATTTTATCAATAGCATCATAAATTTTAGAATAATTTGAATCTGCCAATAGTTCTATAGCTTTATCAATATATCTCTCAGTTAATATTTGCGCATAAGCTATATTTTCATCTTCATTGTCTTCATGGTCTTTACAATAAGCTTCTAAAATAGAAATAAATAAGGGTGACAATTCTTCTTTTGCATCTGCACAATACATATCATAATTCAGTTTTTTTTCCTTATATATAAAAAATAATATTCTTTGTAATTCTGTAAGATTAATATTTTTTACTTCCAAAGGTTTGTCTTCAATTTTACCTTCTGTTCTTAGTTTTTCATGTTTGGAAACTAATTTTTCAATATAGTTTTCTAAATAATTTTCTAAAAATATCATTATTTGTTTCCTCCTAGCATAGGTTGATGTGTTACATCAAACAAATGTGAGCATACTAAATTATATTCTCGTAATTCAGGGACTGATAATGGCAATGTGTTTTCAAATATTCTATGAGAATTATATTTTTTCTTCCAATCGTTTTCTCTTTCAATTAAATCATTGACATGTTGTGTAGCTCTTTCTAATTGTAATTCTAATTTTTCATGTTCCATAATATTTTCCTATTCGTAAATGTGATAAGCTTTCAATAAATGAGAAAAAGGATTAGTTCGTTGAAAGGATTTTAAAGTTAAAATACGCACTGTTTCCAAATCTTTATTCCATTGATTTTCTTCTTGTGCAATTGAAATGACCGTTAAAGCATCTTTCATTTCCTGACGTCCTTGTGCTAACGTTTCATAATCCATTTTGTAAGTCACCACATCATGCGGTGGAATGGTACTCACTACAACAAAGTAAAAATCTTCTATTTTTGTTTTCGACATGATTTCCAATCCTTCTATTTGCATAGCGGCCTGGATATGATAATCATAAGCTCTAACTGATCTGTCGAAATTGATAAAATCATTGGTTGTTTTCACTTCACAAACAATGTTTCTATCTTTATTCCAGATATCAGGACGGGTTTTACAAAGAAGGTTTGTGTCAGGACAGGTATAAAAGATAGACGCTTCATTCAAAATATTTCCTTTCATTATTTCGCTAAAATTTTTATCTTTGCTTAAAGAAAGAGCAATATCATGGGCTATCTTTAATTCTTCTTCATAAACACGTTCTCTTTCTCCTTGCAGAATGATCTCCGTTTCTTTATCATAGAGTTTCCCTTCTTTTGTACGTCTATCTATTTTAGGAACAATGAAGAATTCTTTTTGAAAAAGACTGGGATTTAATGCTAGGCTATGTACAATAGAACCTATTTTCATAGCGCTAGTAGGTTCTTTTAAAGATTGATTGTCTCTAACTCGGCAAAAATGAGCCAAAGAAATTTTGAGGGCAGATATCATGGAGCGTGTAATACCAGGCTCTGCATGATATTCTTTAGCGGTAAGATCTGGAACGATCTTATCATTGATTCCAACTTTATAGTTACTCATTTCCTTTATCCCCTTTCTTTAAGAGGAGCTGTGCCTAACAGCTCCTGAAGCCACTTCGTCATCATCTACTACAAGACTCACTTTACCATATTAAAAATAAATGTCAAGTATTTTATAAAAAATATATCTTCCGAGTTAAAGATGGCCAGATTAAAAGAAAAAAAATATCGTAATAAAGCTATTATCAAGATAAGTAAATTACTTAATTTGAGTTACAAACAATTGGGTTTTGAGCTTGGATTATGCGAAAGTACTATCTATAATTATATATTAGGACGTCGCAATCCAAAGCGTTGGGTTATGTTGACGATGTTAGATTATTGCCATAAAAGAGGCATAAATATAGAAGAAAATCAGTTTTATTCGCCTTTTCCTGATATCGAATTTTTAACGAAAAAACCCGCTATTTCACTATCCTTTCCAGATCATTCAAAATTTTAGCATTTTCTGATTTGTGTTCAACGCTGGTAAAGCTATCAGGATGTTTTTTCATCCTATCTCTAGCCAATTTAAAAATATTTTCCATTTGACTTTTAGTTCGCATTTCACCACCATAATAAACTTTTTCATAAGCTTTCACGATTACGTCTCCCCATTATATTGAAAGTAGGTGTTTTCATTTTTCCGTGAGCATTCATGGTTTTTAGAACAGAATTTCTGTTAGGCTTTATATTATTAATCCTCGGTTTTGAGAGGGTCATCTTTCGTAAAGTACCAAATGTTGTCATAAATCCTCACTAAATAGTCTCAGTTTTCCAGCAATAGAAAACCCATGAAAATGAATTTTAACACATATTTTATTTATTACTATCTGTAGTTTACCGTCTTCTAAAATTTTGATACGCTTATTTTCTTAAGATATTTTTTTATTTCTTTTCTGATAGTTATTTCTATGGCATTTCCGCCGCTCATTACCACCACTACTAAAGCCCTCCAAACTTATTTAGAACATTTAGGTCATTCGCTCAAT